ACCGCCGTGTACGAGCGGCGCAATTCCGATCCAGAATTCGCTGCTGCATGGGAGGAACTTGCTCAAAGGGTGACGCACAATGTCTGTTCTTGACAACCCGATGCACGAGAAATTCGCGCAGTGTTTAGCTAAAGGAATGTCGAACAGAGAGTCATTCATCGCTGCGGGATTTTCCGGCGAGGCTGCTCTTGGAAATCATTCCGCTACCTATTCCGATCAAGCTGCGAGCAAGCTCAAGAAGAAAGTAACGCCTCGCGTTAGGGAAATCGTAAGGGCGGGTGCTAAGAGAGCCGAAATTACTGTCGAGAACGTTCTGTTGGAACTGGCGAAGATCGGGTTTGCTAACATCGACGATTTCATCGAAGTTGATCCACATTCCGGCGTTCCATTAACCAATTTTAAGAAATCCAACCGCGATCAACGCGCCGCGATTTCCGAAGTCACGGTCGAAGAGTTCGTGGTCGGGCGAGGCGACGATGCGCGGGAAGTGCGCAAGACCAAATTCAAGCTAGCCGACAAGCGCGCGGCGCTGGTGGACCTCGGCAAACACCTCGGCGCGTTCGCGTCAGACGCTGGCTCCGATACGACCATCACGATTCGCGTTGAGGGTGGCCTTCCGGTTGTTCCGCCCGCTTCCAAGAGTTCCGACGATTAGAAGTTGAAGCGCAACTGATTATTGACGAGCCCAGCGCGTTGTGTTACACTCATTTCGTCGCCCTCGTTGGGCGTTTCCTCCCTTGACTTGAGCCCCGGTTGCGCCCGCTTCCGGGGCTCCTTTTTGGGTGTATCGTTTGGCGCGTGAAATCTCAGTAATCCTCCCGACGCTCCATTCTGACCAGGTTCGCGCTTACAACGAGATGACCCAGTACACCGCGCTCCGCTGCGGCAGACGCTGGGGGAAATCGCTGCTGCTGCAGGTGTTGGCGTGCGACGCCGCGCTCAAGGGTATGCCGGTGATGTATGCTGCGCCTGATTATAAGCGCACCTCGGAATTTTTCAACTCCGTAGCCAGCATTCTGAAGCCAGTCACCAAAGCGTCGAGCCAGACCGCCGGCATCATTCGGCTAATCACTGGTGGGTCGATCGAGACGTGGACGCTCGGCGACGAATCCGCTGGTCGTTCTCGCATGTACGGATTAGTTCTGCTCGACGAGGCGGCATTCACTAAGAACGGCGTCATGATGGGCATTTGGGAAAAGTCCATCCGTCCCACTCTGTTCGATTTGTCGGGCCGCTGCGTGGTGGCTTCTAACACCAACGGCATCGACGACGACAATTTCCTGTACCAGATTTGCCACGACGATAAATACCGGTTCAGCCAAGTTCACGCCACCACGCTCGACAACCCTACGATCCCGAAGCGCCTACCCGGCGAAACGCTGGAATCATGGCAGGAACGCCGTCAAGACGAACTAGACAAGCTGAAGGCGGACAACCACCCGCTGGTATATCAGCAGGAAATTCTGGCGGAATTTGTTGATTTCAGGGGCGTCGCGTTCTTTTCGCTGGACAGCCTGCTACACAATTCCCAGCCGGTTCCGTACCCACCGTTCTGCGACGCCGTGATCGCGGTGCTCGACACCGCTGTTAAGACTGGTTCCGATAACGACGGTTCCGCCGTTCTGTACTGCGCCATTAGTAGCAAGGTTCCGGGCCACAAGTTAGTGCTGCTGGATTGGGACCTGGTGCAGATTGAAGGGTCGTTGCTCGAAACGTGGTTGCCGTCAGTGTTCATGCGGCTGGAACAGCTAGCTAAGGAATGCAAGGCCCGCGCGGGATCGCTTGGCGCGTGGATCGAAGATCGCAGTTCCGGCGAGATACTGCTGCAGCAAGGCAAGCGCCACGGTTGGCCCGTTCATCCGATCGACACAATGCTAACCGCTAAAGGCAAAGACGAGCGCGCGGTGTCAGTCAGCGGCTACGTTTACCGGGGCGACGTGAAGATATCGCGATACGCCCACGACAAAGTAGCGACGTTCAAAGGATCGACGCGTAACCATTTCCTATCGCAGGTGTGCGGGTTCCGGCTAGGCGATAAAGACGCAGCCAAGCGCGCCGACGATTGCCTCGACACATTTACGTACGCCGCGTCGATCACGCTCGGCAACAGCGAGGGCTGGTGATGCAAACTTGTGATAATTCTCGCGTCTACCCCCACATCGCCCACGAAAACGCCCGCGTCGCGCTGGCTATCGGTCTGCACGAGATCGCGCTGTCGAATGTCAGTCGGGCGATTCGCGACCAGGCGGTGGAGAAATTGATCGCCGGCCAAGTTAAGTTGTATGGCGAGGACATTGTTAATGGCGCGTTCAATGCGCTGCTGACGCAAACGGCTCATCGACAGGCGGGATTGGCATGATGGCGTCGGACGAATTGTCTAGCAACGAAGAGCGCATCGTGGATTCGCTACTGGCCAATTTGCACATCATCTACTTCGGAACGCAGGTCGCGCCGGAAGACCGCGACGCCGTGGCGCGGCGGACGCTTGACATTGCGTTCAGGCAGTGCAACCACGAAGGGTTGATGGCCGTATTGAAAAGCAACACTCATGCGGGGCTGCGCGAGAAGGTGATGCCGCTATTGGAAAAGAAACCCGCTCGTGGCTGAAATTAACGTCGGTGGCGCATATCTAGGAAACGCGCTTCAGGAACTCCTGATGTGCGACGACCTGCAGCCGGGCGACGAACCAAGCTACCAAGTCTGCAAGTCGATTTATTTATGGCACCCGCTCGGCGCGCGTATGGCGGAATCGCCTATCAAGATGGCGCAGAGCCAGCAGCGCGAGATCGTCATTAAGGATTCGCCGGAAGAGTTCTTGCGCGATGCGTTCCTAGAAGAATGGGACGAACTCGGCGCGGACGAGAACATCGCGAATTTGTACAAGACTTCGCGCATTTACGGCATCGCGTCCATCGCTACGTTGGCGGAAGGCGTGCCATCGGACCGCCCGATCGACCCGAAAAGACTGGCCGACCTGAAACTAGGATTCAACGTTTACGACCCGCTTAACACCGCCGGGTCGCTGGTTTTGAACCAAAATCCTAACGACATCGACTTCCAGAAGTTTTCCGGCATCGCGGTGTCCGGCGTGCCTTACCATCGTTCCCGCACGCTGACGGTAATGAACGAGAAGCCGGTCTACATCGCTTACACCAACTCCGCGTTCGGGTTCGTTGGTCGCTCCGTATACCAGCGCGCGCTGTTCCCGCTGAAGTCCTACATCAACGCCCTCGTCACGGACGACATGGTGACTCGTAAAGCCGGCGTCATGATCGCCAAGATGAAGCCGGTGGGGTCTATCGTCGATAATTTGATGGCTTCCATGGCGGGCGTCAAGCGCCAGTTGCTGAAGGAAGCCCAGACCAACAATGTAATCAGCATTTCGATTGATGAAGCGATCGAGACGCTGAACATGCAGAACATCGACGGCGCCTACGGCATGGCGCGTCGCAACATCATCGAAAACACGGCGACCGCCGCGGACATGCCGGCGCAACTGCTGACGCAGGACTCGCTGTCCGCTGAATTTCACGAGGGCACGGAAGACGCCAAGCGCATCGCCGGGTATATTGAGGGCGTGCGCAAGAACATGAAGCCCGGTTACGACTACTTTGACCGCATCGTGCAGTATCGTGCGTGGAACCCTGAATTTTACAAGATCGTTCAAGAGAAGTATCCGGAACAGTACAAAGGCGTCGCCTACACCAAGGCGTTCTACGACTGGTGTAACAACTTCAAAGCTACGTGGCCGTCGCTGATCACGGAACCCGAATCGGAAGAGATCAAGGTCGAAGAGCAGAAATTTAAGGCGGTTCTCGGTTGCGCCGAGGTAATGCTGCCGGAGATGGACGCAGCTAATAAAGCGCGCGTGTTTATGTGGATGCAGGATTCGTTTAATGAATCTAAAAAGCTGTTCCCACACCCGCTCGACCTTGATTTCGACGCGCTCGAAGAGCACCTTACTAAACGCGAGGAACAGGGTGCCGCGCTGGCCGAAGCCGGCGCAGCGGACGATCCCGACGAGAAATTACCAAAGCCGCCTGCCCCTCGTGCTGATAGTGACGTTGTCAGACAGTTGCCGAGGCGCAAGAGAGACCACCAATGAAACGACTTGCTTACGCCGGATTTATTCGAGCGAAGGTGTAGTAGCGTCGTGGCACGTGAACAACATTCTTTTTATAATACGATCACTGATGCTGTCCGCTATTTTGCGCAGCACGGGTTTACGTCGAGTGAACGCTTAGAGTATTGGATGGCGGCGATACGCCAGGCCGCTGAACGATCAATGGTTCCGACTTACGTTTTGGAGCGCCAACTGCGTGCGACGTTCGGAACGATTTACAGGCGCCTAGTGGGTGGCGGCGCGATCGCCAAACACCATCCCGGCGTCGGGCGGTTCACGCTACAACAGGTATCGCCTCGACTGCGCGCGGAACTCGATCGCCGCATTCTTGCGTCGTCGCAACTGATTAAATTGAACCGCGC